GAAGGTGAAAAACCTCGCCAACCCCAAACAAGAGGCCTTAGCCATGTTAATGGATGGGATGACGCCAAAACAAATATGCATGGCAGCGCCCGATGTATATTTCACTCACCATCGAGCGATAAATGAAACCTACAAAATGATGATTCTCATGCCTGTAGGATTTGAGTTCGGAGGTGAAGAAGAATGATTCGCTGTGAGAAATGCAGCGGAATGTTTCCAAGTGATTTTTATTATCGCAAACACATCAAGACTGGCGGCTGTCAACGCCGACAGGATGCTGCCAGGTATCGACTTCTTCTTGCATCGATGGGATCTACCCATAAAGATGCAAGTGGTGAAGTTGATAAACAGTCGTGACCAATGTGTATTCATGCGAGGAATACACGAGATACAGACTATTGTCAATGTGCCGGCTAGTGACCATTGGGCTAAGTGGATAAATTATACTGGAAGTTTAGACTCCATTGATGGAGATGCTGATGGAGTTTATGTTGACAAGAACCGTGTTCTTATTGACATTTCTAACGGACTGAGTATGACTCTAGGTCGTCAAATGTCTCAAATGTCTACTTACGAAGTAGAGTACATCCGTATTGAAATGCAGAATAAGGATGATTTGAATGATAATGATAGTGGACTTGCTCTTAATGGAGCATGCTATTATTGGACTCCCACCAAACATCGCATAGATGCTCTACAACTGGCTCGACAGTTGGAGAAGGCGAAGGAATCAACGGAGATAGATGATGATTCATTTTTGCTCTCTACACAACAGGATTACAAAGGTATGCGATTCAATTGGAACAATGATGGTCAAGTTGAATTTGCTAGTTCGGAATCATTCGATGCTCTAGTTGGAGCGGAATGGGATTTGACTGAACTCATGATGGTTTATGGTCAAATGAACCAATTAGGTCAAGACCAATATGATAACTCACTTTGGTATTCAAGAACAGGTACAACCAATTCTTTTGGATTTAGTTGTGCATATGTCAATGATTCTTCTAATGGCTCGGTGGAGTCACCGGCAATTTACAATCCGGTTTCAACACCGTTTGAGAGCCATGTGCCTCGTTCGGTTCTCACTGGTTTGATGATGATTGATTTCAGTGCGAGTTCAACAGACTCGCCAACCAATCTTGTAGATGATGATTACCAAATCCGTGTAACGGTTGGTGTCAAAGGATGGAGTGATTTCTAATGGCTAGGAAATACACTAAGACCTCCAAATCTTCTCGATACAGCACAAAGGGTCGTAAGACTTCCAAGGGTCCTCGCCGGCCCTTGAAGAAGTCGAAACCGACTGCTAAGAAGTTCACAAAAAGGCAACTTGCCTTGTATGTGCAAACTGTGAAGGAACTTCGTGGTTTGAATGAAAGTGAATGAAGACATCGATGGTGATGGTAAAATCACCCCTAGAGAGGTCTCACTTTGTAGAATCTGCCTAATGGCAGCACTTGTGCTGGCATTTGGGAAAGAGGCCGCAGGACTCGTATAGGGGGCGCAAATTGCGAAGCGATTTGGGTGTGAGTGAAACGAACACTATTACGCCCCCTATACTAACACTAACATAAGGCACACTGAAAGCCGTAAATGTTTGTTATGTACTAACAGGTTTGACTAACAACTTTCATAAGGGTAGTTCTCCTCGTAGTGTCATGGCCGGAAAGGACACTGACAAACGAGAGCGAGAATTACAGTTACAAAAAACCTGTTTCATCATCACGGTGAATCTCAAGCATATTTGTAAAAAGACAGATTGGGATAACACACCGGAGGATGAGATAATTGAAGAATTGGAAATGCATTGGGACGAAATGTGCCAATTGCCCAATTTGAAATTAGCAAGAGGACAGATTGAGAGAAATAAAAATGGCCGATTGCATATCAATGCTGGACTGAAATTCCATAGAGTTTGGCGTGCTCGAACTTTGCAGAATAAAGGACGATGTTATGCGGAGCCTGCTCGTAATGAGGAGGCCGTCATGAACTATGGTAAAAAGCAGGCAACGAGAGTAAAGGAGTTGCCTAACTTTGGGGTGAAGAAGGCGAAGGTGAAAAACCTCGCCAACCCCAAACAAGAGGCCTTAGCCATGTTAATGGATGGGATGACGCCAAAACAAATATGCATGGCAGCGCCCGATGTATATTTCACTCACCATCGAGCGATAAA